TTGAAATATACCCTTTTTCCTCAATCTTTTTTTCAAATCCCGGTATCATCAGTTCGGCCATCAGATGACTAATAGACATCGGTGTAAAAAACTGTCCCTGCCAACTATTCGATAACTCTAATTGCATGTATATACTCCCTAAAACATCTGATGGATTTTCTTCCAACTCATCTATTAATTCATCTAATATTTTCGGGAAAATTTCCAATTCTTCTTTCTCGTACCGTTTGATGATTTCTAAGTGCCGTTTTTCCCTGCTTGGGCGGTTTATCATGTCAACACTGTTAGATATTGCGATTGCCGACATCTCGAGAAAATCGCTGAACACCGAAAACATATTGTGCCGGTACCGGAGTTTCTCGAACAGCTTGACTATATTCTTTTGATGGTCAGCCATCTCTTTCACCTGCCAATGCCTCAATTAGTTTGTTTTTCACATCCGTTTGATTTCTTCTAATCTATCAATCATGGTACACCTCCTAAGTGTTATTGGCTCATAGATTTAGCGACCGCAAGTAACCTTTTTAATTCCTGATAATCCATGTTATATGTTTTTGAGATGTTAACATTGTGCTTTTTGAGTTGTTCTATGATGAAGTTTATTTTGTAGTCGTTTATTTGGTTCGATAACATTTTTCCAACCCCCTTGTATTATCTAAATTCTCCGACCCCTTCTTTTGCAAGAACTAATGCAAAGTCATATCTTTCCTTTTCGAGTGCCTCGACAATTTCCTTGAATTGTTTGTTAACTCGCAACAATAAATCTTCTATTTTTTCACGACGAATTTGTTCCTTTCCGGTAAAACCGTTTCTTGCAGTGAGTTTTTCTAATCTGACTTCAACTAATATATCGATTAGTAGATTTAAAATATCTTCTGATTTTAGATCCACTCGTTTACGTAAAATCTCCATAATTAGCAAGCTCTTTAACTCATTTTTAACTTCATTTTTCTTAGTCATGTCGTCACCCCCTCCTTATCCTAACTTTTCTAATTGGCTGATTAATTTATCATTATCTTTTGCTTCTAACTCTTTTAGGATATGTGTGTATACCCTTTGCGTAGTCGTAACATTCGCATGTCCTAGTCTAGCGGCAATCGAGTGGATGGATATACCGGCCGTCAATAGCATTGAGGCATGAGTGTGTCTTAGACTATGCAAAGATATTACGGGCACACCTGCCTCTTTGCATTTTCTTTCTAGTACTTCGTTGACAGTTGAATTAAAAACTCGTTTGTTACTGTCAACGAAGATAAGCTTATCTGGAGCCATATCTTTTGTTAACATCTTAAATTGACTGTTAAGAATAGAATCTATCGAGATTGTACGTATAGACGCTTTGTTTTTCGTTTTTGCAAAGCCTCCTTCAGGATATTTGTAGTTCCAAGTTTTATTAACAGTCAGTGTTTTTTCCTCAAAGTTAAAATCATTTGGTGTCAGTCCTAGAGCTTCCGAAAACCGCAATCCCGTTTTTGCTAGCAGAAGAATTAGCCAATCGTAATTAATTTGCGTGCCTAAATCTAAAACGCATATTAATTTTCTTAATTCCTCACCATGCAAAAACTTCATCTTCTTCTCTGATTCTTCTTTTCCTTTGATTACCACTTTGTACGTCGGGTCTTTTTCCAAGTCACCTTCGTGTAATGCGTCTTGGATACATGCTTTAATTTGTGTATTTAAGTCTCTAGTCGTTTGTTTTTCGTGTGTTTTAGCAAATTCGTTTAGAAACTTTTGATATGTTTGCCTATCTAACTCATTCATCCGGACCGCAGGAATTAACTTCCGTACCCACTTAGCTGTGTTATAATACTTAAGTAAAGTTGCTTTTCTTATGGCTCCGGCCTTATATGTTTCTATCCAGTCATCAAAATAATCTGCGAATAGAGGACTGCTTTTATCTTGTTTAGTCACCAATGGTTCTCGTCCTCCTTCATACGTTCGTTCGTTTTCATAATGAGATCACTAATAATTACACCTGTTTTCGTTAATTCCGGATTATCAAAAATTAGCTTATTTTTGTTGATCACTGCCAGTTGTGCTCGAGATACAAGTATTAGATTGTCTAGTCTAAAATCACGTTTGTTTCCATTTGCAAAAATAACAACGTGATTTTTTGGTACTGGACCATGTTCCTGTTCCCATAAATGACGGTGCTTCGGCATCCATTTTCTATCATCAACCTTTACAAAAATATGGCCATCTTTACCAATCCGCTCACTACCAATTGGTCGATATTTTGGGTGCCGTTTGCCGGGTGGAAAACTTGTTTTATTTGTGTGTTTGCTACACAATAATTATCCCTCCAACATCTTCGGCTTTTTTGTATCAATATCTAGTAGCTCGTTGTCATAAAATTGTTGTGCTTTTAATACGAGATTGCCATTAGCAATAATTTGACTAGCAATACTCGTAACAGCTTTCGCCCGTTCAATTTCTTCAACCAATGCTTCACCTTTAATATCCTCATCACTCAAACGTTCTAATTGAGCAAATAAATGGTTGTTTAAGTCTCCAAGTGTGTTTTTCATATGATCTTCCTCCTTACCTAGTAGACTTATTCAACTACTCTATATCTTCCCATCCGCCGTCAATTTGGTCGTACATCCAGTCTGTATATGCTTGTTGAATTTCTTCATCTGTTGTGTCATCATCAAACTCGATTACCTCATTTCTTTTGCATCCAACTAACCCCAATGAGATTGTGAATTCAATTTTTCGCACTCTTATCATCTCCCGTAATGCACCAATCTTTTGATACTGGATAAAAATAGAATAGTTGCCCATCCACTTCGTATTCAGGTATAAGCCCGAATTTTCCTTTAAATACTACCTCTTTGCCATCCAGATTATCGATATGTGATGATAATAATTTTTTAATTTCTAAAGGTGCATGCTCTCTAAACAAGTGCTTATCAAAGACCATAATCATTTGTCTTTTTCCTTTCTGCACAAAATCGAATTAATTACTCCCTGCTGGTATATCGGCAAAAATCTTTTGACATTCTGTTCCATCCATATTTCACGTGCGATTTGTGCCATTATATAAGCGTCCACTACATTATCACTTGGATGAGTAAAGTTATAATGTTCAATGACTGCTGCCATTACTGCTTTCTTTTTTTGTGTACCAGTCAATCGCTTTTTATTTCCTTTCTCGCCTACCCATCCGGTAACGTTGACAAACTTTTTAACGGCATTTGGAGCAACTTCAAAATATTTAAAACCTCGTTTAAAAAGTTCGTTTCTAATGCCATGATGTAACCCACCAGCAAACATGGCTCGCTGTGTTGCAAACGGGAAACCTTCAATGACAATCAGATCGTCTTTTTGGACGTGTTCCATTATGTCGTTGATAAGAGTAACCATTCGTTTCGGGTCCTTGTCGCCAATTCCCATTAATTCCTTTGCCTTTAAAACCGTTCCATCACCGGCAAGGGCTACAAACCCCGTCTTTGTACTTGGGTCTATACCGACAAATCTCATATCCTCAAGCCTCCTTCTTTTGAGGTAATTCCTCAAATTGTTGTTTCCACCCTTTAAATAGCAACCTAAATTCATTTATTCCGGTGTCTCTGCCCTTTGCAATAAACTGTTGAACAACTTTACCTTGTTGGTGCGTATCCTCTGGATCGTGCCATAAGAACTCAACTACATCAGCGTCCTGTTCAATACTCCCGCTCTCTTTCAGATGTGATAGCATAGGTTTCTTGTAAGTTTCGCTGTCTCGAGTCATTTGGGATAACATCATGAAACAACAGTTCATTTCCCTTGCTATATCTTTAGCTGCTTTCGTCACATTGCCGATAGCTTGGGCTCTGGTCTCCCCTTTTTTTTGAGTAATATTCATGATTTGCAAGTAGTCCACTGCAATCATGGCGATTTGACCATATTTTCTTTTAAAACGTCGAGCGTCCGCTCTTATTTCATCAATAGAAACATTGCTCCGATCTTCAATGTAGATTGGCAATTCCTCTAGCAATTCCAATGAAACTTCAATTTGTGAAATATCATTATCCGATAATTTCTTTTGCTTGATTCTGCCATATGGTATGCCAGTTAAATTACTTATCATCCTGTCATAAAGTTGGTTTCTATCCATTTCTTGCGAGTATATTAAGACAACACCTTTATTTTCTTTTGCTACACCGATTGTCCTTTGAAGTAACATTGCCGTTTTCCCAACACTTGGACGACCGGCAGACACGAAAAGCCAACCACGCCATAAACCATGTGCCCACCCATCAAAATTCTTAAATCCTGTCGGAATAAACTCTGCTTTTTTATTCAAGTATTGAAAATAGCTTACTTTAGTTTCAGCGACACTTAGCAATTGGCTATTATCATCAGGCCGCATTTCAGCAACTAGTTCCTCAATGTATGAGAAAAAATCTTCGTCGCTTTCGTAGTCGTCCCTGCTCATTCCAGTTAGGATGTAGCCCATATTTTTCACTCTTCGTTCGAGTGCTTTGGACCTTATTATCCTTGCATAATATTCAACGTTTGCTGTTGTCGGACATGATTCGGCTAAATCTCTAAAGTAAGAGACACCGCCAATATTTTCAATCCGGTTATGTTGAGCATAGACTTCTGAGACAGTGATAATGTCGATTGGTTTATTTTTCTTATCAAGCCATTTCATCACTTTAAAAAGTTCTTGATGGACTGGATTTTTAAAATCTCTTGGTTCTAAAAAAGAAATATCATCCAACACATTAGAGTCAAGAAAAACTGCACCTAGAACAGATTGTTCGGCTTGTTCAGTAACAATATCAATCTCTAATTCACCATTTAAATTCATTTGGATCATTCCCCTCTGCTATCCATCGTTGCAATGCTATCTCCCTATCTCTTGTATCTTGCTGTTTTTGTTTCGGTTGTTTTTTGGCGGTCATTTTTATGGCCAACTCTGCGAATTTTTCACGTAATTTTCTTGCGGATAGGACGTTCGTTTTCCAAAAATCGTCAGTCACAACCCAATCCATTACCTCTTTGGCCAAACGCTTGTCTATTTTGTCAATCTCGATTAGCTTTCGCATATCATCCGCCCATGTTTGGAGATTCGACTTTTTGATTAAATGTTCTATACCTGCTTCTTTTGCAACAGCAGAAACTTTTTCGTAAAAGTAAAGAGCCATTTTATAATATGTGCTGTCTTCGTCATATTTCTTTTTAGCCTTTGGCTTTTCTACTGGTTTGGATTTTTTCACAGGCTTTACCTCCTTCTTAGAAATAATCCATTCCGAATAATTTTTGTTGAATGATAATATCCTCGTCCCCCGCTTGCCGATCCCATTTACTTTTAATATTTTTTTACTAATCAAGGAATCAAGTTCCCTATTGACTTGACTCCTTGAGGCGTCTATCAAACTAGCTAAATGACTGATGGACATATCGTGTTGTTTTCTTCTAAATCCGTATGTATATCGCCATATAGCCATTACTAGCCGGAATTGCGTGCCATTTAGATTCGTTTTTATAATCTGTTCAAGAATTTCATTTGCTATGGGTGTATAACCATTTTCTTTTTGTGGATTAGCCATAAGCTTTCATCCGTTCATGAGTTATAAAAAAACTTTGTCAGCCTTTCAGCAAACATTTCAATATCCTTCATTTCGTCGTTTTCGGCAATTGGTGATTCTAACCAATTGTGTATCATGTTTTTTAGTACTTCCTGTTTATCCAACGTATATCCGTAAACCAAACATTTAAGGTACTTTGTTGGATTTTGTTTTGCGTACTCTTTCAAAATTTTTAAGTCTCCTGCATTGCCAATCGTGAAAATGTT